TGCGCCACCACGAACTGGGACGAAATAATCCTCCTCGATTGATAAGGGATTGTATCGAAGGTCGACACGACCGGTCTTAGGATCAACAACTTGATGACGCTTCATTTGTGTCATAACCTTCTGCATATACTGTTCAACATCTTGTGGGGGTATCGCACCCACATCAATATAAAATACACGACGCTCAGGAGAGCGAACAATTCTGTACGCCATCATGGCATCTTCTAGAAGAGTAAGCTGTCTCCAGATTCTACGAGCCGGTTCTAATACGGAGGTACCGTATGGGTAATGTTTATCGTTACCTAAAACTCTGAAGTGAGCAACTTGCCAGTTTTCTAATGTAAGACCAGCGGTATTCCACTGAAACTGAACATAATTAGGATTTGAGTCATCCTCGCCCTCTAATCTTTCGATTTCTTGTTGCGGAACTCCAATACACGACTTTACACCTAAATTATCGTCTAAATCTAAATAAAGAAAGAGGTCTCCGTATTTACACATGGTTCTAGCCCAACCAAACAGATTGTGCTCAATGTTTAAGACGTTATAATATAGCGAATGCAAAATTGCCTTAATTTCTTCGTTGGGGCACTTTATTTGTAGCATTGATTGCATAGAAGAGTGTGTTGTGATCTCGTCTGCGTAGATGTCAATGCTTGACGCTATAATTGGTTCGTACTCCATTTCATCAAAATCTATGTAGCGCTCTGATCTGTTTCTGTTAGAAATCATACTAACAGTGATAGAATTCATAGCATTGTATTCTGTCTTTTTAAATTGCTTTCCGGACGCAGATTTGAATCTAGATGAAAAAACGTCTAGATGGCGTCTCCTAAGCTGGCGACCTGTTTGTGTTCTTCTGTTAACAATCGGTCCTGAAAACAACTTGGTCAATGATTTAAAAAGACCTGATGTTTCATTATACGGATTCTTTCCCTTTCTTATTTTTCTATTAGCCATTTTATTATCCTTTGTAAATCCAAGAGTATTGTGTTAGTTGTTCTTTGAAGTCTTGTTGTTTCTCTTTCACGCTTTCGCTGTATCCTTGCATGCCTTTAATTGTTGTATTCATGATACTGTCGCTCTTATACATAGAGCTAATCATTGCCTTTTTATATTCAACCTCTCGCTTGTTTACTTGAAGAGCAGTGTCTTTTACCCAGCATCCAATTGCAATTGCCATAATTAAGTCATCATTATATGATCTCATTGCTTGTGGTTTTCCATTGTTCCATATAAATGTTTTAAATTCATGATATAGTCTTGAAGAATAAGTTGTCAACATTTTGTTTCTTATGAATTCTTCAAGCTTTGCAACCACTAGTGGTCTAGTTTTTGTTGAAGTAGTAAAACCCGGTATTGCTCTGTCCAATGATTCCCCTTGATGAGCTTCCACATATTCGTGGGTCGATTTCATTGAATAGTATAAGTTTGGGTACCCAAGGTCAACTAATTTTTCTAGGATTGATATGCCAATACCGTTATTTTCAACAACCATCAAGCAGCCACCAAACTCCATACCAGCATCAAATAGAATCTTTGCATACATGTCTAGCGTTGGTTTACCTTGATACTCTGCGATCACCTCCATTGTATTAAGCTTAAGAACGTGAAAGACAGAATTGTCGGCACCGTCACCCCTCGCAACATCAGCAGTTAATAAATATTGATTGTTGCTATCGTATTTATCCCAAATCCAAAAATTTCTATCGTACCCTGTTCTATATATTGGATCTTTAATATTGCCATGAACCCAAGTTAAATCATCTGGATGAACTACTGTGTCGCCAGAGGTATTAAAATTACAAAGCAGTTCCTGTGCTATTTGTCTTTTCGACATGTTCTTGGTCTCTTTTTCAAACCAAGCTTGGTCCCTTTCGGGGTGAACATCCCACATTAATTCGATCGGGTTAAACTCGTTATCACCATCGACAGCACCAGTGTAAGTTTTATGAAACCAATTGCCTGTTCCTTTCGGTGTCGAAAGTGCAATACAACGACCACCAGTTGCTAGCGTAGAGTAAACAGCAGTCCAGATATCACTCATTTTTTCAATGTGTGCGGCCTCGTCTACAACTAATAACGAAAGTGCTTCAGAACGTCCGGCATCCTCTGATGTGGGAACCGCCTTGATTATAGAGCCATTGGATAATTCAAAAGAGGTTCTATTGTCTACGTCAATTGTTGCCAACTTAAGCCAATCTGGGAGGTTCTTCATCATGCTTTTTACTTTCTTCACAAGATTCGCTGCTGTGCTGAACTTGGTTGCAAGAACAACAATGTTCTTTTCTTTGTGAAAAAGCATAAACCAAACACAATAAGCAGCGGTAATCGTAGAGATTCCCAACTGCCTTGCTTTTAATATAACGTTGAAACGAAAATCATTGTAATCGTTAAGTAAGTCATCTTGATATGGATAGGTTTTAAATTGAATTAAACCTTTCATTGGGTGACTTATACGACAATAGTTATTAATAAAGTATGGAGCATCTTTTCCACACTTCAAGATTTCTTTTACAATTTGTTTCTTTGTAAGTCTAAATGCCATGTCATCCTATTTGTTCCATTAGTGATTAACTATATCACCAGCCGATCCTTGCGGGACTGGTATATTCCCGGGTGCATCCGGAGAATCTGGGTGGTATAAAAACATTGTTGTATCATTACTACCATCAAGAGCGTCTTGGCGCACTTTAGAATAACCCTGTCTCATAAGCATTTCTGCTTTCTTAGCATCAACTGGTATTTCTCTGCCGTCCATACCAACAGCGACATAATTCACAGAGCCTTGTTGTGGCATAACAGGTTCGAATACATCACCTCCATATTCCATATGCTTCATTTCTTGTTGAATCATCTCTTTTAATAGCTTTGTTGTTAACTTCATTTTTGATTAGCTCCTTTTTTTCTTGTATCATTCTGAGGTCTTTTGTTGTTATTGTTAAGTTCCAAAAATTTACGAACAGCGTCGTCTACTGTTCTTCCTTCGGAGCCCTGTGGAGACTCAAGTTCGTTTAATCCTGAGATCTTATAGTGACAATATGCTTGAACAAAAGATCGCACACGAGAAACGGAAGTTGCTAAAATTTGACAATCTCCCTCTTTTGTAAGAGTGATTGAGTTTCCTGTGATGGCTTTATATTCTTTTTGTAAGAATTTTTTAATTTCATTGAGTCTACGGTTCATCTCATTTTCGAATCCGCCACCATGAATTTCTTTTAGCTGAATATCGGATTGATATTTAATACAAAGCTTGTTATTGCTAAATTGAACATTGAATCCGTCCATGACTCTTTTGTCCATGATTGGGCAACCTTCTTCTCGCATTAAGCCAATTTTCTTAGCCTCACCATCACGAACATATTTGTCGACATGAGCACCATCGTAAACATTGGCGGCAGCTTGAGCAAGCCCTTGTACAATTTCTAATATATTTGATTCTGCCATTATTTGTACCTCTTCAAATTTTCATGCAATTGAGTTAACTGTGCTTCGCTGAGGGATTCAACAATTGTGATAATTTCATTAATTTTATTGTTTTTTCCATTAGATAGTTTTTCTGCACGATTAACTTCCTCTTGGATGATTTGCTTAAGTCGTTTTTTTGTTATTTGCATTTGGTCTCCATCCTTTTTTCCATCTATCTTCACGACCTTCAACCCACTGGATGTAACATTTTTCACAACAATTGAACTTTGACATGTAAACATCATCGTTAGATTTAAATGAATATGTGTTACAAACCGGGCAAGAACGCTTTGATTCTCTTGTAATTAGTTTCTTTGATATTAAAACACCATCAATTTCAACTTCATCAGGAGTTTGCTCTGCGCCAATGTAAAATTGTTTTAATTGAGACAAGTATTCTTTTTCCTTGTCGTCATCCCATTCTTTTTTTGGATGTTGTACGGTATCTTCTCCATACTTTTTTGCAATCGCTTGCTCTACCTTGATTGGGTAGTTTGGATCTTTGCTCATTATAACCTCTATTTGACCAAATTAACAATACCAATAGCAGACGCAACACCAGCAACGAAACCAGTTGCTAGCCACCAGCCACTTCTACTTGGTTTTATTTGTTCACGAAGATATTTATTCTCTTCGTCTCTAATATTAATTAGCTCATTGAGACGCATATCGTCAGCTTCACAAGTGGCAGATAAAATATCGTACTTGTATTTTTGGTGCGTTTTCGATAGGTCGACCTCATAATCAACACGCAATTGGCACTCTTTGTTTTCAAAGCGCTTGTCGACAACCATCTTCGCTACCGCCTCGTTATTAAACAATCTTCCATCAAAAGGTGCCACTTCGCCCTTCTTCAGCGTAGTAAAGGTTGGCTCGTCTGCGTGAGCTACCGTACTCGCAATTAATAAAAATAAAATAAAACTAGTCATATGTTCTCCGTGTAAAAATATAGTATAACACACTTTTAGGGGTTTGTCAAGTTTTATTTCTTTTTTATTCCTAATTGTTCCTCTAAAATTCGATCGACCTCATCCGGGTCTTCCTTTGCTTTTCGCACCATTTTCTTAATGGCCTCTTTTTTGGCATGAGTTACGTTTAATTTATCTTTCTCAAACTTCTCTTCTATTTTATCAACAGCACTTGAATATCTTTCTTGCGCTTCTTCTTTCTTCTGCAGTTCTAGCTTGTGAGCCCTTTCAATCACTTCTTTCTCTTTGATATACATCTCTTTTGCTAGTCTTGCTTGTTCTTTTAGCTTATCCTTGTCACGCTTACCCGCAAGATAAGAAGCCAATACTGCGACGGTAAAAATAATCCATCTCCAGTATTGGCGACACCATGCGGCAGCTATTTTAAATTTAACTAAAATTTTCCCTGTCTCCTAGCTTTTTGAAGTCTTCTAACATCTTCACGATCCATCGGGTCTTTGTCTGCTCCATAGCGAGAATACTCATAACCACCCATTGTTTCAAAATCATCTAACGATTGTTCGTAATCATCACGACTCATTCCAAACTCTTCGGGCTCTGGAATTCCTAAGATTCTATGTGCATCTTCGAGGTAGAAATCATCAAAAACCCCCGCCATTGATGCTGCAATACTTGCTTGTCTTTGGCTAGCTCCCCTTTTCATAAGAGCCTTTTCAACTTCATTGGCTTTACTGCGATTACTGATGAAAGGATCTAGTTTCATATAATTTCTCATTGCATACTCATCCGCATCCGGTCTGCGAGTGCCGTCAGGCCTAGTCTTAAAATTTTGCTCATCTCTGGCGATTTCATTCATAGAATTTAATTCTTCTATTATCATTTGTCTTAATTTTTTTGTTGTTAATTTCATTATTAGCCTCCATGTTTCCAAACTTTAACAGTGTCAATAACTGACTGGCCACCAACATAAATCATTGCGATTAGCCCCCAAGTGTCGGGGTCTAGGCCATACCACATGAACATTGCTGTTGCAGTTGCAAAAACCAGCAGCTTTCTAGATACAGCCTTACCAAGAATGATGTCTACCATACCAAGTTTATTAATTGCTTCCACCGACTCACAGTCACCCGACAAACGATGGTCTTCTTGGGGAGTGTCGTGATCATGGCAACCCATTAGCAACACCCTCCTGTGCACTTACATCCATTAGCACAACATGACTTTGTGCATTTACATTTTTTTTCTTTATTTGTCATTTTTTGATCTCCCTCTTTTTGATTCCAGATACATTGGGTTATCACGAGAAATTGGTTTTGAATAATCAGTTTGAGGACGATTCATTTTTTTGTAATCTCTCTGATCTGATTTGGTGAGTCTTGCTCTAAGTCTCCCGTCCTCAAGGCCAGTTATGTATTCGGGATCATTTGTAAGGTTAGGCTCCATTTGAAGCGTCGAATGTCCCATTTCTTTTGCAAAACCATCCTTGTAACCCTTCCTATAGGCCCTACTGCCTTTATCATAATTCTCATCAATATAGCCGCCCATTTCGTTTAGGGCAGTTATTTCTTCTTTAATCATTTGCTTTAATTTTTCTACAGTTAATTTCATTTTATATCCTCACATTTGCATAGCCATCAATCTTATCAATGTCAATTGTCATATCGACAACATCTTTTAAAGAATCAAGATGGGAGATTAGTATTACAGTCTTGAATTGATTTTTAATTAATCTTAACAATCTTGTAAAGCCTTCCATGTGCTCTTGGTCTAAAGCCGTTGCCGGTTCATCAAGTATAAATAGTTCGCTCTTTGGCAAATTTGTTATTGAGATGAGAGCTAATCTTATTGCCATCGAGGCAAGAGTCTTTTCTGCGCCTGAACCCATAGAAAGCGGTCTAGGATCGTAATATGGATGCTTTATATTTATGTCGAGCTTAGCGTCATTGGACTCAAAAAAGACCTCAAAATCAACAATGTTGCTCAGTATTTTAGCTATTTCTTCATTAAGTAGGGGCAGTTTTTGCTTAATAATCTGGTATGGAATACCATTTGGGTGCATGCATTGCAAGAACAAATCATAAGCAATCCATTCTCTCTCGACATCTTCTAACTCTTTGCGGCTTTCTTTCAAATTATTAAGGTTTGCCTGAGTAGAGCCTTGTTCGACAAGTATTTTTGTAATTCTGTCTTGACATTTTGTAAAACTAGCATCTTTAGTTTGTATTACTCTTTCTAATGCTATCTTTTCTCTGGTGAAGGTTTCGAGGTTCTCAATCGCTTCTCTGTTTTCTTCGTACAGGCGCTTCTTTCCACAGAGTTCTTCATATTCTTTTTCTAAAAGATTAATCTTGGACTTGTTACCCTCAATAGATAACTTATTCATCTCGATTGTTCTTTTAATTTGGTGAACTTCTTCCTGTAGTTTGACATGTAGGTCAATCTGCTTGACAACTTCATTCACATTTAGAGAATTAAGAGAGTCTTGCAAGTCTCTTTGGTGCTGCTGTAGGTGTACAATTTTCTCCAAAGTAGCCGGCAAAGATGTCTTTGCATTATGAGCATCTTTAACAAACTTGTTGTCACAACAAAAGCTACAATCTGGGTCATACTGGTGATTATCTAACATTTTAATCTTCTTTCTTTCTGTTTTTTCTTGCGAAATCAAAAAATCAAGGGCTTTACGTGCTTCTTTAATCTTATGTTCAAAGGCATCTGCGGATGCTTTTGTTAATCTCAACTCTCCAATATTAATAGAATCAAATTCTTTTGACTTTGAATCCAAACTTTCCTCAAGTTCCCAAACTTTAAAATTAAAATCTTGAGTTTTGTCTTTAAGATGCTGCTTTCTTTTTTGCGTATGTTCAATCTCATTGATAACCTTCTCAATATCAATTGATTCCGCAGGTATTTTCTCGATTCTGGAATTGAGAATATTCAACTCTTCCTGTAGTTTGTCACGTGCAGAAGTTATTTTTTCACACTTTGTAAATTGAGCCGCAAGTTCTTCTTCAATTTCTTCTAGAATTTCAATATTCTTTTGAATATCTTTGTCCCACTTCTTATCTTGAAGCCTCTTGACAACACCACGAAGCTCTGCTGCGTCTTTCTT